CCACGCTTGCGGCGGCCGGCGTTGATGCGAGAGACGAACTCAGCGGCGACTTGGGCGAGGATCTCAGCGAGCTTCGCGTCAGGCGTCGGCGACTCTTCGACCAGCCGGTCGAGTTCGTCGTTGCCGAGGCGGTCGCGGAAGGAGTCAACGGTGAGAGCAATCCAAGCCATGAGTCAGGAAAAGGAAAGAGGCCCGCCCGCGAACAGGCGGGCCTCAGTGGGTGGGTCGGTCAGAACAGCAGCTTGGCGACCATGGCAGCGGTGAGCGTGCCAGGGGATGCGCTTGCAGTCTGGGCGATGCGGACATACCGGCGAGTGTTGGCCGGGACGCGGAACCGGACGGTCTTGGCGGCAGCACCAGCGGCACCGGCACCGGTCTGGGTCGTCGTGATCGCAGGATCAACTGCGGCGAAGGTCGTGCCGTCGGCGCTGTCCTGCAGCGTGTAGGTGACGATCTTCGTATCAGCGAGCTGGGCAGTGGTCAGGGCCGGGCCAGCCAGTTCAAACACGACGCGCTCGATGTCACCGCCGACGGCCTGCTCGAGGTCGAAGGCTGCGGTGTTCGCTCCACCGGAGAGGAGCGTGACGGTCGAGACGTAGTTCTGGTCCTGCTGGTTGCGATTGAATTCAAAAGACATGGTCGTGATTAGCTGAGGGTTTCGGTGTCACTGATGGAGTCGGTGATGATGATCGGGATGCCGAACGACTCGGTCGGAACACCCGGAAGGATGCCAGTGAAGGCTTCCTGCTTGGTGCTGGCGGTCATCGTCCGGCTGATCTGAAGCTGATAAGCGGAGCGACGGGACATGAGCAGATGGCTCGGGCGCTCGCCGACCGGGAACTTGCTCAGAAGCTCGGCGATCTTAGCGTCGGTAACTCCCTTGCCGGTATCAGCGGTGCAGTCCTTCAAGCGGCCCACGGCGTACTTGTTGACGCACTGGAAGCCGATCCACGCGGTGAGGTCGGAGATGAACGCGGCGTAACGCTTCGAGTTGGCGTCGACGGCGTCGCCCTCACGGAAGGCCGAGAGGTCGAAGGTGGTTCCGTTGCCGTAGACGTATTGCACGCCGGTGGTGCCTGCCTTAATGGCGTAGACCGAGGAGCCGGTGGCGGAAGTCGTCCCGCCTGCATCGACGACCAGCTCGTCACCGAAGGTGCCGATGAGCTGCTGGAGGCCGAAGAAGCCCTTCGCGCCTGCGGCGGTGCCGTAGATCGTCTGGGATCCAACGGTCGAGAGAGCCGCGCGCATGACGCCGGCGGCTTCGATGGCCTGGATGGCTTCGGGTCCGTCTTCGTAGCCGCGGGCGACTGCCTTGTCCACCTCGACGCGAGACGAGAGGATGTAGCACTCGACGAGGCGCTCGGTGAAGTTCGACTTGGTGGCGTCGGTGCCTTCGTTGGCAGCGCGGAAACCCACAGCCGGGCGGCTGTTGCGGATAACCGTCTTGTAGGAGGTGCCGCGGATCGTGCGCGCCGGGATGATGGTCACCTCGGGCGAAGCGGTTGCGACTTCCTCGATGAGTCCGACGATCGGGTCGGCACCGTTGAGCTTGGCGAGGTCAAGCAGGGTCAAGTTGTTGGACATGGGATGTTAGGATTGGGATTGAGCTTTGAAGGCGGCTTCAACACGGGCGAGGCCAGTGAGAGCTGGGCCTTGAGGCGGGTCTTCGGTGCGGCCCGCGAGGACTGTTTTGCCAGAGAGGGCGGGATTGACCGGGATGGCGTTAAGCGCCTTCACGGCTTCCGGGTTGCTGGTGATGGACGAGCGCCAGAACGCCTTGGTCGCGTCGTCCTGAGGGGCGATGCGGCCGGCCTTGATGGCGTCTTCGATGGCGGCGTCGGCGGATGCCGATGCCTTCGCAGCCATCTCGTCCTTGAGCGACTTGTAGGCGGCTTCGAGTTCGTCGTTGCGCTTCTTCATGTCGGCCAGATCATCCTCGGCGGACTTCTTGGCCATGTTGGCGGCTTCGACGGTTTCGACCTGCGCGGCGGCTTCACGGAGGGAAGCGAGCGCGGTTTTGGCGGTTTCGAGAGCTTGATCGGGCGCGCAAGACGCCTCCACGAGCCCGAGTTCAACTAGGTGTTGCATGGGGTCTGTTGCTTGGTGAGCTGCGGCGATCCGCGGGATTTCCTCGAAGGCCGGGTCGTTGACCAAGCTGCCGATCTCCCCGCGGCCTGTCAGGCCGGTCGGGATGCCGTCTTTCGAGATGAGGAAAGTCGGGGAAAAGTAGGAGTAGTCGCGGCCTTCGATGGCTGCGCGGCCGGCGGCAGTCCATTCGACGTCGAGCAGCAGGCCGACGCCTGGCTCGTAACGAAATCCCTGCGGGATGAACGACGCAGCACCTGGCTTGTGGTCGAACCCGGCGAACGGCCGGACGTTGGACTCTTGCCGGCGGGCGAGATCCTCGGTGAAGCCGGCCAGAACCCGGTCATCGACCGTCACCGTCAGCGTCTTCGGCTTGCCGCCCACGCTCGCGGTGATGCTGTGCGTGCCTTCAGGCAGGAACACGATCGACCCGGCTTCGGAAAGCTCGGATTGGAACGCGGAGTTGACTGTGAGGCCGGTCATCTGGCGAAACCTTAGTAAATTGCTCAGGATAGTCAACATTGCAAATTCAAGGGGTCTCGAAGGAGTCGATCAGGCTGTCGAGCGCCTCGTCGATGAAGGTGTCGAGGTAGCTCGCTTCGGGCGGCAGGGCACCCGGCCAAGGGCGCTGCGTGATGCTCTTCTTGAGCGCATAGGCGGCCTTCACGTCGGCCGTCTGCTCGTCGACGAACATCAGCATTCCCTTCGCCGCGAACAGCGGGGCGATCGTGCGCGAGAACGTCTTCGCAGTCAGGCCATGCGCCCGCGGATCCACCGGGATGGTGAGGAACTTCTTCCGCTTCGCTCGGATCGTGCCGCCGGTGACCTTGTGGGCGAGGCCAACGGTGCCGTTGACGAAGCCCACCGAGAACGTATTGGTCTGCTTCATCGACCAGCCGGTTTCGGTAGACCTCCACCACTGCGTCACCCTGCGGCCGGGGCCGTGAGTCGGCAGCGCAGGGTTGACCCAGAACGGCCGACCCTTGGCTTGGTAGTAGCCCTTGATCACAGCCAGCGCGGCCTGCCCGCCGTCACCGATCGCTTGGCGTCTGGCGGCAGTGGAGGAAAGCAGGACGAGCCCCAGCTTGACCGACTGGTCGCCGGTCATCGTGACGTTGACGGTGAGCTTAGACATTTGGCTCGATCCCTCGGATGACGGCCTCGCCGATCTCCGCTTCGAGAGCGTCGGCGAGTGCCTTTTGGTTCAGCATGGAGAACATCCGCGGCACCTGCTGCACGGCCTCGTCGACCAGCGCGTTGAATGCGCCAGGCGTCAGCGTGCGGCTCTGCTCGATCAAGTCACCGAGTAGCTCGTCCATCGGGGCGAGCCATTCGGCAGCGAGGTCACGGAGGTCGGCCTTGGTCATTCTGCTTCGATGAGTTTTTGCTTCGCCTTCGCCCAGCGGTATCCGGCGTCGCCGCCCCAGCCGTGCCAGGCCTGCCAGCCTTTGCCCTTGGCCGGCCAGGTCTCGCCGGACTTGTCCACCTCGTGGCGGGCGAAGAACGAGACCATGCGCTGCACGGTGTCGGGCGTGAGCGTCGTCCGGTTCGCGATGTCGCGGGCGCGGGCGATCCCGACAGCGGTCATGCCTCGCTCGCTCGCAGGCTTCGTCCGTCGGATGTCGAGCGCCTCCTGCGCGTTCGCTGCCATCTCGGCGGTCGGTCGAAGGTCGATTTCGTCGAGGCGGGCTGCTGCGAGCGCGTCGAGAGGGTCGGCCAAGTCGAGAGTGTCGTCCTCCATGTCATCCTCGCCGAAGATCGCGTCGCCGTCGACAGGCTCGGGGATCTCCAACTCCTCGTAGACCCACTTCGCCGGCATCTTGACGCCGGTCTCGACGAGGATCTTGAACCGCTCGGCCGCGGCCTTGGCGTCCTTCACGCGAGGGATGGTGATCTCGGCGTAGGGCATGTCCTCGGCCGGCACCGCGCCGAAGTTCAAGCGCACGATGGCTGGGATGAGCTGCTCGGTCAGGATCGACGCCGTCCACGACGCGACGGACTGGAGCACCTCGGTGCGGATCCCGTCATGCACCTCGCCCAGCGCCCGCGAGCCGGTGCCGGTGTTGTCGGTGGTGAGGGTCTGGCCGAGCAGCAGGATGTCGCAGGCTCGGTCGGCAACGTCCATGAGGTGCGACTGCGGCATCGAGTCGGCGGCGCCGGAAACCCCGTCAAGGATGTTCAGCTTCACGCCGGGGCCGGTCACTGCTGCGCCGGTGCTGCCGACGTTCTCAAGCATCGCTTCGGCGGCATCCATCGCGCCTTCGCTGCCGTCCGTCTCGACGTGTCGCCACGGGACGCCGAACAGCTGGGCGTATTGCATCAGCCACCCGAGACCGTAGATGCTCGCCAGCCAGTATTTCGTGAGCGTTCGCAGGTTGGCGGCGTGGATCGGGTGCGTGCCGCCTTGGCTCCAGACGGCGATGAGGAAGCGATCCGGTGGGAAGTCCTCCAGCGGGCTGTTGTTCGCGCCGCCTGGTGCGACCATCAGCCGGTCGACCTCGTTTCCGGCGGATGGGTAAGCGAGATACTTCGCAGGCACCGGGGCGTAGCACCGCGGTGAGACGATGCCGTTCTGGACGTGCCACGCGATCTCCAGCACGCTGATTCCCTTCGCGTAGGCGTCGATGAGAGCGCGGATCCCGCCCTCCATGTCGAGTTCCCAGTAGCCCGGGCGAGGCGCGAAGGACTCCATCGCCCGCTCGACGACCTCGTGGATCCGCAGCGCCTGCGGTGTCGGCTCCTCCGATCCTTCGCGGGTCGCAGGCTTGATCTGGATCTCAAGGCGGGCGACGGCACCGGACACCTCGTTGAGCGCCTTCCGCAGGCGCGGCCAGGTGTCGAGCATCAGGCGGAACAGCC